TACGTCAGGAACAATAGCTGTAGTTGAAGTCGATGGAAACGAATTCTGCAAAACAGTTTTTATCATTCTCAGATGGTCGTCGCCCTGCGATACAGGGTCCGTAGCTGTGGGATTTGTATCAACAAGTTGTGTTACCCATGCTGCAGTTTCTAGCGCCATGATATCCTCCTAACTAAGTTCAAAAATACCACTCGCGCTTGGAGTAAGCGTCAGGGTATTATTTTGGGCTAAGGTGAATTGACTGGTAGTTAGTTTTGAAAAACATACAAGTTTCCCACCGGCCTGATAAATAACAGCGTATTTAACATTGTCTATATCCCCACCAGTAGCCGTCCATACGCAAGCAGTCGAATCAAAACGATACTTATCAGTAGCAACTGAAGCCCATGTTCTAGCAGTAACAGATGCTCCGCCAGTGGTATATCCATTGCCACTAGCAACTTCATTTGCTAGAGATGCCTGTGTTGACAACGTATTTGTATTGACATTAGCACTAGCTGCACTCGTATGGAGTGCCATATAAAATCCAGTACCTGTACCGTCTAAATCAAACTGGCCGTTGCCTAAATATTCTCTAAAAGAGTTATAAAAACTCCAAGCAGTAGCAGCCATTATCTAACCTCCTCTTTCCTTTGTAATAAATCTGGGTTCTTAATTATATGTGAAATAAGACCGTCTCCATGAACAGCTAAATCATAACATTGACCTGTTTTTGATATCATATCAACAAACTCTTTTGCTTGATGATAATGAGCCGCTGTGCATTTAAACTCTTTTGCGGATACAACAACATCCATAAATTCTTCTACATCATTTTCGGATTGTTCATAAGCATGATGTTCATCTATAATACAACTATCGAACCCATAAATTTCAAACTTAGGAAACCCTAACATCCTTAACAAATGAATGGCTCTTGTAATAACAGTAGAACCGCCCATCACGGGAAAGTAATCCTCCCCATATACATCTTCCAGAAGATCAACACTGTCATCTCCCGCACAATGCCATATATAAACACTCTTTCCTTCTAACTTATCAAACAAAGAAGGATGACACTGGGAACTAATTAAATACTTGCATTCGTCTATAACAGGATCAACAAATCTATTGTTAAACTCTCTGCTATCCAGAACAATCTGAGCCGATGGTTTGATGTCACGATCTAAACACCACTTATAAGAACCATTAACTGTTACAACTTTGGTGCCTCTTAAATAAGTATCCAAAAGGTGACCATAAACTTTTTCTTCTTTTAAAGAAGAGCCTCCCCCAACCAGATTTAAAACCTTCCCTTCTTGTGTATCATAAGGACGGATTTGAGGCAATCCTCTTTGGATATTTATCCTTATATTATCCCGTATCTTTCCCTTGTCCTCATTGACGCTGCATTTTATCTCAGGAACAGGCAACCTAACTTCTAATGAAGGGGGATGACCCTGTATGGAACTCAAGGAGGACCAAACCCTAATCTTAACTCTAAACCATTAGCAGCCGTTGTGGATATTGTTGTGATATCAAACCTGAGAACATTAGCGGTACTTATATCATCATTATCTATATCAATTACAGCAGAAGTTGCTGCAGTACTTGTATCCACTTCTGAAGAGTCTATTGTCATCGGGGTTGTTAACATATGCACTCCGTCAGTCTCGTTATAAATCTTTATTGTGGTTAACCCTGTTGTCCCTGCAGTATAAACATGAGCACCAACACTTGAAAGCACCAGACTATTTAAGTCAGACGGGCAGGTTAGCCTTGCAATACCATTTCCAACATAGGTGGGTAATGTATCCGCTATAACCTTTATGATAAGAGTCCTATTAAAAAATACAGAATCTTTAGCAAGGACTTTTTTATTTATCCCGGCCCCATTTACAAATGCGATATAATCCGCATCCCTATTCATATTGGCCGTAGCTAAATTGCTGATAATCTCAAGTTTATTATCATTTAAATTTGTAAGATTGCCATCCATCTCACCAAATGTGAGGGGTGATCCCTTTGTTTCTCTAAGTGTTATACTAGCCATATTTAGTCATCCGCTGTATATCCTGCAGTCCAATAATAATTTTGCACATAAGGCATAACCCCATATGGAAATGTTCTGGGGGATTTCTCATAGAACTTCCTACCGTTAGTCATCCGGTATGCAACCCGTTTAGGAGGGCCGCTCCTTCTCCCCCCTACTCTAAATTTTCTCATTAGTACCTAGCCTCCGCATCAGGTTCAAGAGAGCGTCTTGTTCTTGAAATAGGAGGCATGGGGTCCATATCATATATCCTAGAAAGAGCGTCTAGAAAATCCGGATGGATCGTCGGGAATAAGCTGTATTCATTTCTCCTAACCCAATCAACAAGATCATAAACTTTTCCCTCTTCGTCCTTCCTCATAATCTTTTTTGAAATAAGGAATTCTTGTTTCTTTTCTTTGTAATCTTTCTGATGAGATGTTAATCTAGTTTCATCAGTGGGGTAAGGGAAGAACATTGAGCCATCCTTCAAGTCCGGCTCCAGTCTTTGAATACGATCTCTCTTCGATTGCGGCCCTCCTCCGCCAGTCCAGTTTAATTCGTAAACTGGGAAAGAGCTTCCATCAATCCTCATCATCTCTTTGAAATGTTCTATATCGGACTGCGCTCCGTATCTTTCATATCCAATCTTGACTTCCCTTATGCCCGGCGCTCTTTTCCACTTTGTCCTGAGCATTTTCAGAGTGCTCCATCTCTCAGACAAAGAGAGCCTATGGCAAACTCCATCAAGAAGAAACTTGTTGTAGTTAGCGTCTATCCCAACTACGGCTATCGCTGTTCTATTAGACTCCCTCTTTCTCGAATGGGCCGGGTCACACATGATATAAGCATTCAATGTGTAAGGACGAATCTCCCACTCATTCCACCACTCATCCTTAAAGGAAACATCAGAACCAGCTATTGGATTCAACAATTGCTGACAAGCAACCGTATACGTTGAGGTTGTTTTCTTTATTTCTTCCCAGCGTTTTGGTTGAAGGAAGACAGGCTCCCCGTCCATTTTGCCATCCACTGTGGCGGGATGGATTCTAGGCTTTACAGCAGCTCTCTGGAGAATAGTTCCATAAGTATCGCCGTAGGAGTATCGCGTCCCGGCATACTGGTATCTGGGATTATGAGTTGACCCCAGATTCAAAGAAAGTTCCCATTGCGTCGTGGTCTTGCTGATCTGCTCTGGTGTTGTAACAGAATCCTGAACCACTACGTCGTCATAAATGATAAGATCAAAATGTCGTCCAGTAGGCTGACCATCCACAAGTCCGTGGGCCTCAATAGTTTGTTCCTTCGGGTTAGCAGATCGCCTAACACATATCCCCTCATTCTCAGCCCATTTGGGAGCCTGAAGTCTAGGCTTCTCCCAGAGAATATCGGGATAAAGTTGTTTAAGCTTTTCATTTGAATCGAATTCCTGCATTATCTGGCGTAAGAATGGTTTAGCCTGTCTAGCAGAAAACGACAACAACCCTATCGTGATATCTGGATTACACAGAACTTCCTGTATAGTTCCCAAAAACGTAATTATAGAACTCTTATAATGAAACCGGGCCCATAAATCTAAATGACTATCTGGAGCCGATTCTACTTCTCTACATCTTTCATAAATCCACGGATGAACCATATCATGGCGATTACAAAGAAAAACCCCAAGATAATAACGATCCAACTGGCCCAAAGTCCGAATAAAAGAATCATCAATATTAGCATCCCGGTGACAATCAGCATATGCTTCAATAACTCTATTAAACGGGGCAGTGTGCGCCCATTCAGCAAACTGTTTTGCAGCGTTAGCATTATTATTTTTATATTCAACGCTCTTTGCTATAACAGGCAACACACTGAACCCCTAACCTTTATAGCCGGAAGCATAAGCCGCTTTAGCCTGCCTCTCAGCCTGCTTTCTAGTTGGATAACATTTCCCCTTATCACCCCATTTCCACCCTTTCTTCCCTTTGGGAAGAGCACATCGCTTAATTGGCATTTTTAACCATATATCCATGCATCCGATACATCATTTCTCCAATTAGGAGAATAAAACTTCGGAATCGGTTGCTTATTTACATTCAAATTCATAAGATATCTTAAATATGCAGGCTCTGTTGCTGCAGCTGCAGCCACATCCGTAGGAGCCGATTTTAAAAAGGGGTACATATTCTTAATAAGATTGGCATTACTAACTTCCCCCTTAGTCGTATACTTCCCGGGATTATCCTTCATATCTTGTAAAACTTCTTTAGGATCGCGTCTCTCTGTTTTGCCCAAAGA